AGGCCGCCGTGAGTGACAGCGCCGGTGATCGTCCCCGAGTAAGTCTTGTGCGGGCGCTGGCCCTGCTGCTGGCCGGCCCCGTGGCTGACCCCGATCCCCTGGTAGCTCATGCTGCTCGAGCCTTCCTGGCGCGAGCCTGATCAGCTCGGCACGTCTTACACCGCCGGGCGATATAGACATGCCCATTACGGGCGGTGAACGGCTCCTCGACAAGGTTCACGCCAGCCAACTCGTGCCCACGCGGGCAATGCGTCTTCTTGGCGTTGTGCGACTGGACAGAGACGCACCGATCAAGGACTTCGCGTGCCTTAGCTGAGCGGCGTTCGCCCAAGTAGGGCATCAGCAGATTCAGCACCGTGCGCACCTTCTCAGCCTCGTATACGACCCATTGGTGAAGCGGCTTCCAGCCGTTCGCCTGATGCTTGGGGCCATGCGATACGGTGACGCTCCCACAGCCGACGATCCGGGCAAATCGGGCGACCACATCGGCGTCCGTCATGCCAAGACGAATCTGGGGTTGAATCTTCGCTCCGTATTCGCGCTGGTACACGCTGATGCAGCCTTCCCCTTCGAACAACCCGGCCGCCCAAGCGACCTCTTCGGATGTAACCTGTTGCATGTCGTTCCCTCCTTCGTAGGGTTCGGCAATCGAAGGGGCGGAGCGCAAACTCCGCCCCTTCTCTTGTTGTACGAACTGCTAGGTCGTACCAGTAAGAGCGACAAACGCCGAGGCAGACAGCACCTTGCTGGTGTTGCGCCAATAAGCGTAGAGCCCGCGCTGTCCCGTAGGAAAGCGGTTCGTAGCGCCAAACAGCATCGGTGCGATCTCGACGTTCATGCCGATCCGGTCGACGATCAGGAAGTACGAGAAGTCGCCGACCACCATGATCTTGGTGGCGTTGACTACCGTCGCCTGCATCGCTGATGCTTCCCACGCTCCACGCCCGAGGAGGGTCGCGCCGGTGTTACCCGGAGTGGGGGCCTGCGTCGTGAGCCCCTGGCTGACGTACAACCAGAGGGCTGCGCCGCCGGCGGTGTCGATCGCGCGGAGCACGTTGTAGATACCGCGGTTCGCGACGAACGACTCGTTCGGCCGGAACCGTGGCGGGAGTGCCGCCTCGAGGGCATACAGGTTCGCGGCGGTCACCGTCAGGCCCGTCGACGCTGCGACGGTGGTGGTGGTGCCGGTCACGAAGCCCTGCGGGAACACGGTGGTGCCAGCACCCGTCACGAACGAGGTGCCTTCCTCTTCGTCCTTGCCCTGCTGGATCATCTGGGCCATTTCGCCCTGGATGGCTTCCCAGTCCTCCGCGACTTCGACTGAAAACGGCACGAAGGCGTGCGCCTTCGTGACGGTCGCGGTGGGCTGCACGAGCGTCGGCGAGTTGTCTGCCGCCTCTGTGCCTTCTGCGACGCGCGTGGCGGTGACGGTCGGGCTGGTAACGCCCTGCCACGTGTTCGAGCCGCTGATCGTGACGACACGGCTGATCGCTCGGGTCGGGTTCACAACGTAGTTCGACGTGGGGATGAGCGTCGGGTCGAGCGCGAACGGGATCGCGAACCCGCCGCCTGATCCGGTGAGGCTCATCGCGCGGGTCTCTTCCGCATTCAGTTCCGCGCCGGCGAGCTTCTTACCGAACGCGCGACTGTAGGTCGGGCTGCCAGTCGTGAGGATCCGCCGTGCGGTCTCTCCTGGGTCGCCGCCCTCCATGACCCTCGTCGTCCTGAGGATGTACTCGGCGCGGGTCTGCGCCGTTTCCTTGCTCACAGCGCCGTTCTGTCCGGCCTGGGGAATAGACGCGCGCTCGATCGCGCGAAGCGCGTTGTCCTTCAGGTTCCGTACCTCCATCTCAGGCGAACTGGAGATGGTGCGGATCTCGGCGACATCGAAGATGTCGCGGGTCTCGGTCTTCGCGCGGATCTGGAACTGACCGCTGATCTCGCGAGTCTCGGGCTTGCTGACGAACTCGCTGACGACCTGCTCGCGTACCTCGAGTTCCTTGTCGAGGTCGGAGAGCGTGTCGCGCTCCTCGCCGAGGCTCGTCCACTCGCCACGCGCCTCTTCGCTGAACTGCTGACCAGCAAACTCCGCGGTCAGTTCCTGCATACGGGACTGGATCTCCGTTACACGCTCGGCGATCGCGTCCCTGGACATGGGAGTACCCATGTGGGTGCGCTCCTTCTCTGGGCCCCGTAGAGGGGCGTGCCGGTATGTCCGCGGCGTCCAGAGAGGGGTGGGCGTGCTGCCCGGCGCGTCTCAGGAGGTGCGTCTGCCTCACCATCATACTCGGTGGGCTCGGATGTGCCACTTTCGCGTGGCATGTAGTCGACCAGCCGCGCGAGGCGCTGCGGGTCGGACAGGAGGTTCGCGAGCATGAACTCGTCGGTCATCGACCGCATCCCCGCCGTCGCGCCCTCATACGCGGGGAACGTCACCGGACCGAACTCCTTCACGCTGACTTCGGTCAGTGTGCGCTGCGGCAGGCCGTCCGGGTTCATCTCGGTGCGCTGCGCCGTCTTGTCGATCTTCTGGCGGTGGACGCGGAACCGGAACGACGCGCCGTACAGGCCGTGCTCGAGGCCGGGGATCAGGTCGCGGTTGTACGACGTGTCGAGGAGCGGCACTTCGTAGTACGCGCCGACGTCGTCCTCACGCAAGACTTCGATCGGGCCGAGAACCTTGTCGCCGACCTGGGGGTCCTTACCGTGGTTGAACAGGCTCCGCATGTTGTGGCGGTTCTCGTTGAACGTCTTCTGGAATGTCCCCGGCGCGCACTGCTCATAGAACTTCCCCTCATACGCGCTGTCGATCTTCGTCCACTGGTTGAACTTCGCGAAGTGGCCGAACAGGGTACCGAGCCGACCGTCACCATCGCTGGCGCGAAGTTCGACGCCGCCTTCCATGACGGCACGAACGAGCTCGTCGCGTGGCGGGTCAGCCGAGTTCTTGCCGTCTTCCTGCTGCTGACCCCAATCATCCGGGATCATCGACGAGGCGCCGAGCGCCCTGGCGCGCTTCTTGATATGCGCCCTTGCGGCAGCGGGGTCCTTCGCGTTGCCGGCGAGCTTGATCGCGTTCTTGAGGTCGCTGGTGTTGTGGATCGGGAAGCTGCCGTCGGGCATGGCTGCGCCACTCGATGCGGCGTTCTTCCGCTCGTCGGCGGTGAACGTCCGCCGCGTCTCCTCCTCGGTGGTGCTCATGACATCTTCCCTTTCCATCGCTATTTCGCTCCGCGCGGAGCGGGGCCGCTGATCTTGCCGATCGTCGACGGGCCATGCAGATGCGTCGGGTTCTGTGACGGGTGGCCGGGCATCGGCGTCGTCGCGCCGGCCGGGTGCGCGCCGCCGGTGCCCTGCGCGAGGCGGCCAGCGTTCGACGCGGCGTACTTCGCCTTGTTGAAGAACACGTTGCCGTCAGCGCCCTTCCCAACCGGCTTGGTGGAGAGGTTCGGGTTCTTCGCGTGGCGCTGGCCGCTGTCGGACTGGTTGTACGCCTTCTTCGTATAGAACGCTTTGCCCTTGTCGCCGTATCCGACGGGTACGCCCTTGTTCGGCTTGGGTGCGCCTTTCGCCATTTACTCGTCTCCTTCGGTGGGTAGCCAGGGCTCGAGCAGCGCGATCGCGTCGCTACGAGCGGGTGGGAGTTGTGGAGCGGTGCCCTTCACGTTCTCGACGCCCGATGTGCCGGCGGGGACGACGGTGCCGCCGACGAGGCTGCCCTTGCCTTCGGTGACCTGCGCGATCGGCGCGAGCTCGACCTGTTCGACGCCCTCGAGCGCGGTGAAGTCCTGGTTCAGGATCGCCGTGATCACCGAGTCGGGCGTGAACCCCGAGTCGATCAGCGTCTTCGCGGTAGCCGCGTCCTGCTCCTGGATCCCAGCCATCACCCCCGCCAGGTAGATCTCGGGCGTCGGGACGGGCTGGAGTTGCACCGAGAACAGGCCGGTGTGGCTGAGGAGCGAGAAGTCGTTGTTGTCGACGGCGACCGAGACGCTCTGCGCGTCGTAGCCGGCGGCGAGGAGGGTGCTGATGGTGCCAGCCTTCGTCTGTTGGATGTTGGCGGCGTCGGTCTGGTCGTTCTGCAGGAACGGGATGTTCCAGTCGTCGTACCAGAGCTCTGCGCCGCCGGGGACTTCGACGATGTTCGCGGCGGCGGCGCAGAACGTCCGCCACAACGGCCGCATCGTCACATCACCAAGCGACCTGGTTGCCTGGTAGTAGTTCGAGTACGTCGCTGCCTCGAGGCCCTCGGACAGGCCGACGATGATCGGAGGTACGCCCGCCGCTGCGGCGATCCTGGTCTCGCCGGCGCCCTGCGTCTCCTTGAACGACGCCTGTTGCATGTTCGCGCCAACGACCTTCAAGTCCGCTCCGCCGCCGAGGAAGAGGGTCTTGTAGGCGTTGGCGACGCCTTCGTGGCCGCGTTTGAACGCTTCCACCCACTTATCGAACGCCTCTTTACCGATCGAGGGGTCGAGGACTGCGACGGTGTTCGCGGTCGCGCCGTTCTCGAAGAACTTCAGCTTGTGGGTCGACGCTGCCTCATCGGCCTGCACTTCGGTCAGGATCGGCGTCAACCACGACATCCCACGGAACCTGGCCTGCGGATCCGGGTACGGCGCCCAATGCAACAGCTGCTCCGGCAACATCGCGATCACAGGCTGGCCACTCGCGTAGCCGCCGGGGTGGTAGCCGTAGCCGATGACCTCGACGTCGCGCTCATTCGTGCCGTTCAACGCGATACTGACCCAGTCGGGGCGCATCCGGCGGAGCTGGTCGCCGTCACGGTAGGCGTAGAAGTTCCCCTCCAGGTCGACGTCGAGGATGGCGCGGGTGAGGAGGTCGCCGGTGGTGCCGTTCGTCCACGGCTCTTCGAGGATCTGCAAGGCTTGGGTGCCGAATAGGTCGCCTGGGCGGCCGTTCCGCATCTGCCGGAACTGGAACCTGGCTTCGGAGAAGAGGCGTTGTCGGACGGCCATGCACGCGAACACGACGCCGTTCGACTTGTAGATGTTCTGGATGTACCCCTGGAACGTCTGCGAGATCTCAGTCGGCGGCTTCCCAGCGAGGCTCTGCATCGGGTAGCCGCCGTAGGTGTTTCCGGCGTAGGAGAACATCGACGCCCACGCCTCAAGCGACAGCGACGGATCGGCACGCGAGGGGTCGAGCCGGGCGGCGAGGCGGGATCTCAGCCCCATGCGACCATCGGCTCCAACGACACCAACCGGCGCGCGTGGTAGTGCGCCATGATCGCCGCCACAACCGCGTCGATCACCATCGACTGCTTCACCTTCCGAATCTTCCAACTGTCGCCGACGCGCTCAGCGACCGTCGCCGCGACGTGCGCGGTCAGGACGGGGTCGCCGTCGTGGCGGACCATGTCCTCGAGGATCGCGTCGTGGAACTGCTGCTCCGCGTCACGCATATGACTGCCGTTCTGGGCGAGCTCGACCATCAACACTCCCTCATCCGACAACTCGGCAGCCGCGTCCTCGAAGAACCGCTTGTCATACACCACCGCGTCGACCTGGAACCGCGACGCGAGCGTACGGATCAGGTCTTTCACCGGCTCGTTACGGATCCGGCCACCCGCCACGTGCTCGTGAGCGGCCGCGACACGAGGCGGACGCGCACACCACACGTGGGATCTGAGGTGGACGCGGCTCGCGTCGTCCTTGTAGGCCCATACGACGGCGGTCGAGTCGTGAGTGAGGCCACAGTCAACACCGACAGTGATCCGCGAACCATCCGGTATCTCCGTTTCGTCCCTGAGACCGTTCCAGACCTCGCGGTCAATCCACCGCTCCTGGCTATCAGCCGCGACGCCAGCGTGGAGCTGCAAAAAGTCGCTTGGCATCACCTTCGATGACAGCGCCTGCCCGAGGATGTACTCAGGCGTGATCCACGACGCCGGATTCGCCGGCATCACCGACGCGAGCAACTGCTGCTCAAGCGCAACTAGCCGATCCTTCGCCGCGATGGACGACGGATTCTTCTTCAAGGCGGCACCAGCCGCGCGCAACGGCCGAGGATCCGCGGCACGCACATCAACAGCGTGAAACCGGAACACGACCGTCCGCGACTCGTGATGCCGGCTGATCGTCACGCCCGGCATCACCTCAAGCTCACCCTGAGCCTCATTGTCATCGACAAGCTGCCCAAGGATCGAATCCTCACGGCCGCTAGCTTCGCCTTCGGTGGTGATCGCGAACACCTGCGACTCCGACCGGGCACCGTCAGCGGTGGTGAGCGCGCCCCAAGATCGGCGCAGCTTCGGTGTCCGCCACACGTGGAGCTCGTCGATCACGACCAGCGACGGGTTCGCGCCATGCTGCGTATCACCCTCGCTGGATAGGCGCGTGATCTTGCCGGCGCCATCCGACCTAGCGATCTCACCGACGTACTCGCGGACAACCATCCGGTCGCGGAGCTCACCCGATCGCCGGATAAACCCGGCGCACTGGCTGTACAACCTGCCCGCCTGCTTGTCCGACCCGGCGGCGAGCAGGATCTCCGGTTCACCAACCCCCTCATCCAACGAATAGTCAGCGAACGCCGCGAGCGTCGTCGTCTTCGCGCCCTTCCGCGGCACCACGATCACGATCGTCTTCCAATACGGATCGCCCGACGGCTGGACGCTCAGCGCCTCGTACATGATTGGCGCTTGCCACGCCTGCTCGAGCAAGAACGGGCGGCCAGCCCACTGCGACTGGCCGAGCGTCTGCTGGGCGCACCACCACTCGAACCGCTCACCCCACGTCCCGTGGGCGTAATCGCTCCACGCATCGAGGCGCAAGGCCACGCGACCACCTCCACCCGGAACGCGTTAGACCGTGACCTCGATAAACGAGCAGACATAGGCGTGATAGGCACCCAAAACAGCGCGTCCTAGCGCCTGCAACTCCTCATCGCTCGCCACACTCGAAGCCCGCTCGAGCAGACCGTCCAGATCACCGTCGAACTCTTCCAACGCCGTCGCGCCAGCGACCTGGGCGCCGACGGACTCCGCCCACTCGAAGAAGGACATCGGCTTCTCGGACATCTAGACCGCCTTCAACTTCAACGCCGGCGCCTGAGCCTTCCGATCGGCTGCACTAACCGCGCCAACCGGGCGGCCCGCACCCCGAGAGCCGTTGATCCGCTTCGACGACGCCGGCGACAAACCAAGCTCAGCCCGCAAACGCGAAGCCTGAGTCCGAGCAGTCTCCGTCGCCTTGAAAAAGGGCGAAACGCCACCCATCCCGTTCGCGAAAGTGTCGCGCATCGGCCTTCCCTCAGCGACCCACACCGCTCGAGCATGATCCGCCTCATCCACAGCCAACACGTAGTCACGCACCGCCGACGCGAACCGCTCAAAATCGTCCCCAAGCTGCTCGCGAGCCTCATTTTCGGCCATCAGAGCCGCCGCGCAGAGCGTCACCCCGATAGGTGACGGCGTCACCCCAGCCTTCTCGGCACGCTTCCGCGCCTTGTAACGGCGCTGGCGCTCTGCATGGGTACGATCGGCCATCTACGCCACCAACGGCCGCGGACGGTGACCATCCACGATTTCCGTCAAAAAGTTGC